CGTCACCGTGCAGCAGTGACCGCAACGCTTCTGGAGAACACGGAAGTCTCTCTCCGTGAGGGTCAATCCTACTCTCCACGCGCGCTTCTTTCCGAAGCACCGCACGTCAACAACACAGGTGAGGTTCAGAACTACGATCCTGTCCTTATCTCTCTTGTTCGTCGCGCGATGCCGAACCTGGTTGCATACGACATTGCAGGCGTTCAGCCTATGCCAGGCCCAACCGGTCTGATCTTCGCAATGCGCTCCAACTACGTTGACGCTGCAAACACCGCAGTCAAGACCGAAACCTTCTACAACGAAGTTGACACCGACTTCTCCGGTACAGGCACACAGGCAGGCACCACAGGTACCGCCGCAACTGCTAACACCGGTACCGGTATGTCCACCGCAGCTGCTGAAGCTCTGGGTGACGGTGTTGGTGCAGACTTTGCACAGATGAGCTTCCAGATCGACAAGGTCTCCGTTACGGCGAAGTCCCGCGCTCTGAAAGCAGAATACACCACCGAACTCGCACAAGACTTGAAGGCGATCCACGGCCTTGATGCTGAGACAGAACTGGCGAACATGCTTTCGGCAGAACTGCTCGCAGAAATCAACCGTGAAGTCGTCCGCACAGTCTACACAACTGCGACAACCGGTTCCCCAGCCACCGCATCTGCTGGTACTTTCGACCTTGACGTTGACTCCAACGGTCGTTGGTCCGTTGAAAAATTCAAGGGTCTGATGTTCCAGATCGAAAAAGAAGCGAACGCGATTGCGAAAGCAACCCGTCGCGGTAAGGGTAACATCATCCTCTGCTCCTCTGACGTTGCATCCGCACTTCAGATGGCTGGTGTGCTAGACCACACACCAGCGCTGAACAGCAACAACCTGAACCCAGACGACACGGGTAACACCTTCGTCGGCGTTCTGAACGGTCGCTTCCGCGTCTACATCGACCCATACTCCGGCGGCAACTACATGGTTGTTGGCTACAAGGGTTCGAACGCGTTCGACGCCGGCCTGTTCTACTGCCCATACGTTCCGCTACAGATGGTCCGCGCGGTTGGTGAGAACAGCTTCCAGTCCAAGCTGGGCTTCAAGACCCGCTACGGCATGGTTGCTAACCCATTCGCAAAAGGCGCAACCCAGTGGGTTGACGGCGACAGCGGTCTGACCGCAAACAGCAACGTCTACTACCGTAGAACGCAGGTCACCAACCTTCTGTAATCAGAAGTCGGGTTAACCGAACGAATTAGGGCACCTTCGGGTGCCCTTTTTTTATGCAGAAGTTTCGGTGATGATCGGATAACCAGTTTCAACATAGATATCCTCGGCATCTTCCCAGGCTTCATCTTCGCTTTCAAAAACCGTTTCATCGTAACTGTTGTCGGTAACGGACACCTTGTAGGTTTCGGTGATCGGGTTGAAGTAAATCACGACATATTCGTTCATGTGTCACCTCTTTCGTTACAACCTAAATATAGAGAATCACCCGCAAATGTCAAGAGGTAAAACATGGCAGGCACAAACTTTCTTTCCAGCGTAGAGTTTCGCTTCACTATCAAGAGACTACCTAACGTGGAGTTTTTCATTCAAGGCGCGAACCTACCTGGCATCAATACAGGTTACACGACCCAGCCTTCGCCGTTCAAGAACATCTATCGTCACGGCGACAAACTAGAATACGATGAACTCATTCTGACGTGTATCGTGGATGAACAAATGCAGTCATACATCGAAACATGGAATTGGCTAGAATCACTCGCAAAACCACGTTCGTTCGATCAATACAAGGCGATAAAAGAGAGCGAGGACGGACTATACTCCGACGCTACTCTGACCATTCTCAATAGCAGCAAGAATGCGAATATCGAAATCCAGTTTGAGGACCTTTTTCCAACCGCAGTCTCGGGTATCGAATTGGACACGAAACAGACGGACGTGAATCCACCGACCGTCACACTCACATTCCGATATAACGCTTACCGCATCAATGTTTTGTCTTGACATTTGAATGATTCTGGTCTATACTGACACAGAATAAGTCTAGGAGTTTGGCATGAAAATCGAAGATATCTACAAAGAGTGGGAAAAAGATAACGGTCTAGACCAGACCAATCTGACAGGCGAGACGCAACGCACGCCGAAACTCCACAACAAATACTTTCGTATCTACCTAGAGGAAGGTATGAAGTTGCGCAAGATGCGCGAAGAATACAAGAAGGTCAAACAGGATCGTTTTGACTGGTACATCGGCAAACTCTCGCGTGAAGATATCGAAGAATATTCTTGGGGGCCTGGACCAGATCGAAACTACCTGAAACAAGAAGCGAAAGAGGCTCTTGATGCCGACAAACTGATGGTCGACATGACGCTCAAGATCGGTATGCAGGAAATGAAGGTCGAATATCTGGAGAGCATCATTCGTATGATAAACAACCGTGGATTCCAGATCAAGAACATGATTGACTGGGAGCGGTTCCGAACAGGATCGTTGTGATGGACGTAGTAGAATTTGCAGGCGATCTAAACATAGAACTTCTAGAACCACAGGTCGCCTTTCTCAAAAGACAAGAGAACAAAAATCACCACTTTGAAATCTGGCCTAGACGTTCTGGTAAGACTGCCATGGCCAAGATCATGATATTGCACGCTCTATCAGAACAAAGCGACGTGCTGCTCTTGTCACCCGAGAATCATAACGGTTGGCAAATTCTCAATAGCATAGCAATATCATACAAGAAACTCTATCCCAAGGCAAAGGTCGAACGCAAAGAAAGAGGTCTGTATCATTTCAACAACGGTGTGAACTGGCTCAAACACGCGACATACGACACGGCTTCGAAATCGTCATTCTGGAAAGGCGTCCAGCCAGATTATATACATATGGATGAATACAAGCGCGCACCAGAGTCCTTTCGAGACATTTGGTATGGCGACTTACAAACAGGATTCGACAAGATTACAGGATTATCTAGTGGCTGATGTTTACGTTGAAAAGATAAACGAAGTGCATGTGAAGGTTCATGCAGAGCCATCGATCAAGATGGAAATGTCTGAATACTTCGAATTTCATGTGCCTGGTTACCAGTTTATGCCCGCATACAAAAATCGTATGTGGGATGGTAAAATTCGTCTGCTCAACACCATGACCGGTATGATCTATGCCGGACTGACAGCCTACGTCAAGAAATTCTGTGACACGCGTGGTTACTCTATCGATATCGATCCCAAGATGCTTCCCGAAAACCAGTTTTTCGAGAACGCAGGATACGAACTCGCCAAAGACTTTGACACAGCGTTTGAACCGCATTACTACCAGAACGAAGCGGTAGCACACGGCCTGTATCACAATCGCGCTCTGTTCCTGTCACCTACAGCATCGGGTAAGTCCTTTACGATCTATCTTCTGGCGAGACACTTTGTAGAATCAGAAGGTCTACGCGTTCTTATCATCGTGCCTACCATATCACTTGTGTCTCAGATGGCAAGCGACTTTTTGGAATACAACAAGGGTCGCCCTCTAAACATTCACAAGATCACCTCGGGTGTGGACAAGAACGTTGACGCCGATTACACCATCACGACCTGGCAATCCATCTACAAGATGCCACAGCAATGGTATGACCGTTTCGGCGTTGTGGTTGGTGACGAAGCGCATTTGTTCAAGGCCAAGTCACTCGCCAAGATTCTCGAAAAAACGCCTGACATTCGGTATCGTTACGGCCTGACAGGTTCACTTGACGACTCTCAGACACACCGTCTTGTTCTGGAAGGTCTCTTTGGTCCTGTCTACAAGGTGACAAGGACCAAGACGCTCATCGAAGAAGGTAAGTTGGCAGACTTTGGTATCAAGGTACCGATCCTTCAGTATGACGACGCGTCACGCAAGGTTGTGTCAAAACTGACATACCAAGAGGAGATGGACTGGATCGTTTCGAACCACAACCGAAACAAGTTTATCCGCAATCTCGCACACTCACTCAAAGGCAACACACTGGTTCTGTTCCAGTATGTCGAAAAACACGGCAAGGTTCTGTTGCCGATGTTGGAATCGGACGACCACCGTATTCATTACGTTGACGGTTCCGTGGATGCGGAGGCGCGCGAGGAGGTTCGTCGCGTCTGTGAAGCGACCACAGGTAACATCGTGCTTGCGTCCTATGGCACTTTCTCCACGGGCATAAATATCAAGAGACTGGACAACGTGATCTTCGCGTCACCGTCGAAGTCCAAGATTCGTAACCTTCAGTCTATCGGCCGCGTCTTGCGTGTTGGCAATGGCAAGACCAAAGCGACCTTGTATGACATTGTGGATGATCTACAGTGGAAAAGTCGCAAGAACTTCGCAGTCAAGCACTTTCTCGAAAGAGTGAAAATTTACAATGATGAAGGCTTTGAATTCAAGGTCTACAACGTTCCGATGAAAGGATAACACATGGCGAACATGATTTAACTCAAGAACGGCGCAGATATCGTTGGTTACCTCACCGAAGAACACGACAAGTATATTCTGGTCGAGAAGCCGGTTGAAATGCAGGTCGATCCTGAGTTTGGTTTCTTTGCGAAATCTTACCTACTGCTAGCGCAGGGCGATACCGCCAGATTCAACAAGAGTGACCTTCTGCTTCTGGCGCCTGCAAACGACAAGGCAATTCGCTACTACGAGGAGTTTTCTGGTCGCCTGGACGAAATTCAAGCATCGCGCGAGGACTTTGACCCAGAAGAACTTGAAGATATCGAGGACACGATGCGCGCCTTGCTCGAATCGCGCATGAGCACGAAGCACTGAGCCTAGGTCTCATGACCGGGCAGTAGCCGATTATACCAAAAAAAGCCGTCCTGGCAAGCACTTTCTGCTCTTGACAAGTGGTGTGTGAATGTGATAAGAATGGAGAACATGTATCAATATGGCAAAAAACTACGTTAACAACGCTGACTTTCTAGAAGCGATCATCAAATACAAGAAACTGTGCCAAGAGGCAGAAGATTCGGGCGACGAACAACCTATCGTGCCAAACTTCATCGGGACATGCTTGTATCAGATTGCTAACAGACTGGCAACCAAACCCAACTTCTCGGGTTACTCTTACAAAGACGAAATGATTGCAGACGGGTTGGAGAACGCGATTCAAGCGTTGAACAACTTCGATCCCGAAAAGTCGAGCAACCCGTTCGCATACTTTACCCAGATCATCTGGTATGCCTTCCTGAGGCGAATCGAAAAAGAGAAAAAGCAACTCTACATTCGACATAAGGTGGTCGAGAATTCTATGATCCAAGGCACCATCATCGAAAAGGAAAGTGGTGATGCGGGTGAAGCAGGGTTCGTTGACTTGAACAATGATTATATGAACTTCATTAACTACCCATCTTTCATTAGTTGCAACAACAAATGAATAATTATCGCCTTGATATCTGAATGAAACGGAACCGGCATCACTATTAGAGATAGTAACTAATGCTTGATTAATAACATCACATTGGTGACATTCAGATTCACAAACAGAACGATCAAATACACATTTACCTTCAACTGAACAAGATGGAATTTCACAAGCAATATCTGATATACATTCAGCATCTTCATCAATTAATCCATTACAATTATCATCAAAACCATCACAAG